TAGTGTTCAATTTGTTGTCTATCGTTTCCCTGTCCCATACCCGAGCCTCAGCCCCTATTAACTTCCACCTCTGATATAAAGGTCAATTAGTTTATCACCAGTTGCCCTTGAACCAAAAGTTCTAATTAGTTTATCATTTTGTTTTCTTTCAATAAGTCCACTGTTATATTCTACATCAGTGACATTACCATTTTCAAAGTCTTCTATAGAATCCTCTGTTTCGTACCACATAGATTTTATACCATGACAGTGTATTGCTTTAATACCTTCTGCCCATTCTTCTGCATCTATTAGTAATCTTTGTCTATCGACAATTTCTTCATACTGTGTCATTTTCTAAACCCCTTATCCTTGCTGGGATAACTTTATTCCAATTACAATCATCACAAACTCTGTCCTCATAATTTTCAAGAACTGGTTGTGGATTGTTTCCGAAGCCAGTAAAAGACCCTGTGCATAGAGCACAGGGTTGAGGAGAAGAGGACTCTAGTGAGGTCATACTATAAGTTGAGTCCATCTTCTTCCTCATTGACTGTTTCATCTTGACCTAAGATGTTTTCATCAACCTTTGTGTAAAGGTCAAGGAATGTTGCCTTGGTATCTTCATCGAATCTTGCAAGACATACCTCTATTGATTTCATTTTGTTATTGAACATTGAGTATGCTTTTGCAATGTGAACCAACCTTCTAGTTGAAATCACTTCATCAACAGCACCCTCGTAAAAAGACTTTCTGATAACATCTGCCCAGTCAACGAGTTTGTCTGCAAATTCATCATCATTCACACCAAGAATTGCAAAGTCACCTTTGACAATTTTCTTCTCAGTTTTAACTGGTGGATATTCTTGTTCAAGACATATTGCAAACCTTTCAAGGAATGCTTCGTTCAAGATGTTAGTTCCTATGAACCTACCATCTTCTGAACCTTTACCTTTAGTGTTTGCAGTTGCAACCACTGTAAACCCAGCCTCTGGTTTTACAAACTCACCAGTTTTCTTGATTAGATAACCACCACCTTCTAGGATAGATTGTAGACACATTATCTTGTTAGATGCAAGGTCGACTTCATCAAGAAGAAGAACAGCACCTTTTCTCATTGCTTTTAGGACAGGGCCCTCTTTAAAAACTATATTACCATTGATAAGAGTATTTGAACCAATCAAATCATCTTCATCAGTTTCGATAGTAATGTTAACTCTGAAAAGTTCTTTCTTGAGTTTTGCACAAATCTGTTCGACCATCAAAGTCTTACCATTACCACTGAGACCAGTAATAAACACTGGAAAGAAAACTCCAGACTTAAGAATTGATTTAAGGTCTTTGAAGTGACCAAAAGGAACATAGTTATCCATGATTGATGGAATAACTGAAATGTTTTCATCAAGAACATTCATACCAACATTTGCAACTGGAACTGGAACTGTTTCAACAGTTTGAACATTTGCAATAGTTGGTGCAACTGGTTCAGAGTAATTAGCAGGAACTACTGACTCAATCGAGTAAGTACCATACCCTGCTTTAAATTGTGGTTTTCTAATCAACCACGATGGGAAAGGAATATTTGCTTTGTCACAAATTTTCCTAACTGTCGATTTTGAAAACTCGACTTGACTTGGATATTGTTCTGCACAGGCATCCAAGAACCTATAATGATTAGCATTCAAATTCATAATTTAACCTCACTTGTTTTTGAATAAATTTCCATAATCTAATTATACCAAAATGTGTACCCATCATGCAACCTTCTTAACGAAGTGTTGAAGAATTTTTCTTTGGGACATTTTGTTATTACCCATTCTCTTCATTGCACCTTTGAGTGCTTGTTTAGTTGCACCAGCATCTACATCTAAAGTATCATCTTCTGCAACTATACCCATTTTCTTTTTGTTTAGAATGTAGAACTCGTTGTATCCACTCTTTTCAGTTGTTTCAACTTTGTATCCACCTTCTCTTCTGAATAACTTATAACCTTCTGATTTAACATCCCAGTCGAAATAATCACCACCAAACTTGTCAACTGCATGGTCAAACTCTCTGTGTTTGTTAGGACAGATAAAGAATCCTACAGTATCAACACCAGTAGTTCTTTCAATCCATTTTAGAAGATTGTTAGTACCATTCCTTCCATAATTAGAGTTGTACTGGAAAGTAGACTTGGTTCTTCTATCGTGAATCATATGGTCGTTTCTCCAACCATTGAAACCATTTAGTCTGAAACTGTCACCATCAGTTAGAGTCACAAACTGCAACTTGTCGATAGAATAGTTGTGTTTGAAATCTGCAATGTAGTCTCTTATGTACATTAGTGATTCATCAAGAGGAGTTCCACCTAGTGCATAATTATGAGCATATCCATAACCAGCATAGAATCTAGAAGAACCACCACTTCTGTAATAACTACCATCACACATTGATTCTAATTGTGCATTCATAACTACACATGATTCTTTGAAATCTCTTTTGTTCATTTTATCAGTAAACAATTCTATAAGTCTTAATGAATTGTTAGGAATGAATTTACCTTTTGTTTCATATTGGTCATAATCTACTTCTTCAAGATTATCTCTCCATGCATCAGTGAATGCATACACTCTGTGAGGAATACCAACTCTTCTACAGAACATTGTAAGAACTATTGATTGTTCATAAGTCTCTCTGATTGCATCATACATAGACCCAGACCAGTCAACCAACATAATCACACCATGATTTTTTCCATCAGGCACGATAGTTGCTCTTTTGAAGATATCATCTTTGATTAGGTACTGGTGGATTTTTGACATATCCAGTTCACCAGTTTTTGCAGACATTGACTTTTTGTAAGCATCTGCAGCTTTTCTCATATCAAACTCTTTTGCCATGTAGTTGATAACATTTTTGTTATGGTCTAAAAACTTTTCAGTGTACTCTTTAGAGTTTGCAAGAGTATCTGTCCCACCATATTCATTTTGACTAGACTTCATTTCTTTAGTAATGTCTTGAATCATTTTTTTGTAAGGGATTGTAATGTCTTTTACTTTGAAGTCTTTAGAATCGAACTCCATGTAAGAAGGTTCTGAGTCATATCTATCCATTTCTTTATGAAGTTTATCTTCATTGTTTCTGAAATTCTTATCAGTGATAGATTCTTTTGCATCATCTGAAACTGGTGCATCACCACTTTGACCACCTTCTTCACCTTCACCACCTTTTAGGTTTTGACCCTTTTCAGTTTCAACATCACCCTCACCAGTAGTTTCTTCATCTGATTTTTCATCACCATCTTCATCACCAGACTCAGTACCTTTTGTACCATCTTCTGATTCTTCCTCAGACTCTTCCTCTGATTCCATACCACCACCAACTGAATCTTCTGATTCATTTTCTTCTGATTCTCTTTCATCGAAGTCTTGAGGAATTGTATCACCATCACCTTCTGATGTTTCAACAGTTTGCATTGACTTATCAGTTTGTGGTTCTAATTCTTCTAGTTTAGATAACTCATAAAGATAGTCTGCAACTTTGACTACCTTTTCCCAAGTATCCATTTTAGTATCGATTTGATTTATGATTTTTTGTTCTTCTTTAGAAAAGTCAACCATAATTTTGTGACCAATCTTGAAGTAAAGATTGATTCTATCTATGAATGCAAGTTTGTTTACATCATAATCTTTGACTCCAAAGAAATCAAGTTCATTGTGTAATTCACCATATGCATCATAGAAGATTCTTCTAAGACCAGCATATTTGTTTTTGATGTGTTTTTCAATTCTCACATCTTCAAGGACATTTAGATATCCTTTGTATTTCATACCCTTTTCTGAAACTGCATCATGCCATCCATCTGCTGGAGTAATAAGTGCATGACCAACTTCGTGACCCATAAACAAGTCATAAAGTTGTGCAGACATATCTTCCTTAAGAATAGGACAAACTAATTTCCTAGTCTTTGGTTCAAAGTATGCAGTAGGTACTTTTCTGTGTTCTATAATTAAATCCTCAGTTGCAAGTAATCTTGCAAGAGAATCTTTCTGTGTTCTAAGTTGTGTATTATTTGACCTCATGTAAGTATTATATAAAAAAATGTACCCTTGTGTCTAGTAGTATTTTCTCCATTTGTTCTGGGCAGTAGTTGAGATTCTAGAAATCTTTTAACCCCCCATTCTATCACCGAGTCCTTCTAGTGAGGCCTTACCTCAATTTTATCTAGGTCAATAGGCAGTGACCATAATGTGACTTCGTTTTCGTCCAATCCCAACCCTACTAATGGATTTCATGGAATCATTTTGAACTATGGGGATATCTGCTGGAGTCGTACCATTTCACAGATTTTAAAACAATATCCTCACTTCGTTCTTTCTCCTCTCAACCTCTTACAACCAACTAAACGAGGAGTTCAATCACACGACTTGAGTATTATATGTTTTTTTGTACCTATGAGTCAATGGTCTTTACATTGAACTCTTTTGCCCACCACTTTCTGACTGGATGTGAGTTTACTCCTACATTGACTGAATCTGGGTCTGGGTTTTCAATCAAGTCTCTCCAACCACCAAGTTTATTAGTACCTTGCGTACCATGAGATTGCAGTTCCATTTCTTCTGCTTGGGTGGTATACCATATTGGTGCAGTATATCTATCTTCACCAGTTCCATCTACATTTGCTGGATTTACACCATGAAAATGTTTCATACTCTGAAAAATAACACATGTTCCTGTTTCTGGTGCAACTTCTTGACCATCTTCAAAATATGTTTCTCCACCTTCAAAGTTATCATTAAGATACAATATAGATGCATAATCAGTGTATGGTACTACATTGATTACTTGTTCTTCGTCTTCTAAAAATTCTAGAGGTGTTCCTATTCTTGCCTGAGGTGGTATTTCATACAATGGTTTTGCCATAACATCAATATGCATTTCTTGACCTTTTCCAGATGGCCACCACATAAGTTCTGATTGTTCTGGGTATGCTCTTTCACCATAGACTTTCCAGATTTCTGATATGGCTTTGTACTGATACTCTGCCATGATTCTTTTGATTTCAAGATTACGAATGTTTACAAATGGTATTCTCCTACCATTGTATTGTTCAGCTGCATCATCGTGGGTGACTAAATTAAAATTAGCTTGATGATACTTTATCAGTTTCCGACATTGTTCCTTCGTTAGGCAATTTGGGATTGTGGTGACGATATTGTCTGGCAACTGATAACATTTGTTCTCTAATTCTTCCATATTGTTTTTCTCTTTTCTGTTTCTTCTTCACTGCTCTTTCATACTTCAATCTAGATAAGTGGTCTGTAAACAGAATACCATTTAAGTGGTCTAACTCATGTTGAAAACATCTTGCAGTCATACCACTAAATTCTAGTTCTCTGACTTCACCAGTTTCATCTTGCCATCTTGCAAGAACTTTTGATGGTCTTTTAATATTTGCAAAGATACCTTCACATCCACCAGTTAAACATCCTTCTTCTATGAGTTCAGTTTCTTCTGATACTTCTATTATCTCTGGATTTGCAAAAAACATTGATTGTTCTTCATTTTGTCCTTTCATTACGAATACACGATATTCATAACCAATTTGATTTGCAGCTAAACCAACTCCACCCTGTTCAAACATTTTATCAATCATTTCTTTTTTAAGTTCGATTGGGTCTGTTGGTGGATTATCAAAATCAAAGAATGGCATTTCTTGTCTTAATAGTGGATTGTCTTTGTGTAATAGTGTCATTATCTTTCTCTTGGTTCTATGTTTACATATTGATACCAACCAGTGACGATATATTTTTCACCACTTAATGGTGGATTACCTCTATGCATATGTGTAAATGAAGCAGGCCAAACTACAAAGTCACCTTTACTTGGTTTTATCCTTATACCTTGATGTAAAAATTCTAGTTCACCACCTTCTTCTACATCATTTAAAAATAACGCCCATGCAAGAACTCTGTATGGTTCATTTTGGTCATGTTCACAATGCCATACATGATAACCTTCGCCTGAACAAGTTTTTTGCATTTTACCTTGGATAGATAATGGTCTACCAAAGCCAGGATATTCTTTCATGTATAATTCTAATATGTCACCATTGATATACTTTTGAAAGTCATCAAAGTCTGCATTTAAATGTTTTAACTCTTCACTTGTTCTAATATTATTAAATCCTATTGCATTGTCAGCTTTTAGAGTTTTATCTATTCCATGGTGACCTTCTGTAGATTGTCTATCTCTTATTTCATCTGGTGCAACTTTATTTGCATAATTCCAAAAATCTAAAAATGCATCTATATGACCATCTTTAAAAAAATTTTTATATACTGCAATAAAGTCTTTAAACTTTACACTCTTTTCTTCTGCTTTTTCTAATAATATTCTTGCATCCATAATAATATATAGTTCGTTATTTACTGTTTACTATTCTACTAAAATTCTTTACCTTTTCAAATGTCATAGTATGTCTAAATTTTTCTGTTAACATATCACCTTTATGAGATATGATAAAAGTATTTGTATCACCATCTAAAGTGTGTAGTATCTTTAAAAACTCTTCTGTTCCACCTTCATCTAATGAACTATCAAATACTTCATCTAGTACTAAAAGATTTGTATTTACAGAGTTTTTTAGTTTTGCAACTGCTCTCCATGTAAATAATAGTGCAAGGTCAATCCTCATTTTTTCACCTTCACTAAAGTTTGCATATGAGAATGCATCACGATATCTAGATTTAATTGTTTCGTTGAATCCTTCATCAAGTTCAAACTGTACAAAAAAGTCCATAGATGCAAGATACTTATTGATTAACTTATTCATAATAGGTAAGTACTGTCTTATGATTTTAGTTTTAATACCACTATCTTGTAAAAGATGTTGTGCAATATCATAGTAAGACCTTTTATCTATGAGACCTTCTTTCTGTGAGTTATGATGTTTTAAAGTTTTCATTTCTTTATTTAACTTTGTACTATCATCGGTCACATTTTCTGTTCTTAATTTTTCAATCTCAGAATTTATTTTTGTGATGTATTGATTTGACGCAGAAATTTCATTCTGTTTTTGTGCAACTTGTCTGTTGAGAGCGTCGACCTTACTTTGAATTTTTTCGATTTCTTCGATTCGTTTATTGATTGATGTAATGCTGTTTGTAATTTCATCAATTCCTTTTTCGATTTCTGATACCTTATCTGATGTTGTTGATATCTTTTCTTGTTTAAAGTCGTCTTCCATATCTCTGTGACATGTGGGACATTCGTCATTGTCCTCATAGAATTTTATCTCCTTTACACCTCTTGACCTTGCTTGGTCTAACTGTTTTTGCAGTTCAAGTGTTTTGTTTAGTTTTACTTTTACAGTTTCACTATCCGAAGATTCATTCTGTAGTTCTTGCACTTCTTCTAACAATAAATTACATTCTTCTTGTACATTGTTAATATTAGTTTGTGCTTGTTCAACACTTTCATTAAACTCGTCAATTTTTTTCCTACGATTATCACCAAGAGACTTGATGTGTTTTTTGTAGGTTTCGATTCTGTCTTCTGAAAGTCGGATTTCATAATCCAAATCGTGAAGTTCACTTTTCAATGCAGTCATTCTTGTCTTTAATAAATTATTCATAATAGTAAAGATATTAATATCAAGGATGTCCTCAATGATACCTCTTCTGTCATTTTGATTCATTTGCATGAATGGTGTGAAAGTTGAACTACCTAAAATAACTACCTGTGTAAAAGTTTTGTAGTTTAGTTTTAGGATTTGTTTCTCAAGTTGTTCTTGATAATCCCTCATGTTTGCATCTTGATTGATAATTCTATCGTTCAAAAAAATCTCAAACACATTTGGTTTTGCACCTCGAACAACTCGATACTGTTTTGACCCAATTGCAAACTCAACCTCGACAACCATCCCTCTTTGGTTGACCGAGTTTATAAGTGAGTTCTTGGATACTTTACGAAAACCTTTACCAAATAATCCGAAACATAGTGCATCTAACATTGTAGATTTACCACTACCATTTTCTCCTAATATAAGAGTTGCTTTTCGATTACCTAAAAAGACTTCTGTAAATTGGTTTCCAGTGGAAAGTAAATTTTTCCATCTAACTGTTTTAAATTTTATCATGAAGCTTCATCTAGGGCCTCTGTATAAAGAGACCTAATTAATGTTTCTAGTTTTGATTTATCTCCAGAGATTTCCATCCCTTCGATATGTTTTGTTAATATTGTAAGTGTATCTTCTGCATCTGAAGCCATTTGTTCATCTGACATATCACCAAGATTACCATGGTCTTCTACAACCTTGAAGTCTATAACTTCTGCTTTATTAAGTTTCTCAATAAACAAATCAAACCAATATGGATTTTCTTTATTAATTACAATAACTTTTACATACATGTCTTTTAGATGTGAAAAGTCCATTGCAACTATTTCTTCTTGAGTTAATTTTGTATCATCGTAAAATACTTTTTCAAACATACGAATAGGGTTTTTAATTTTTTTCATTTCCCTAGTATCTGTATCAAAGATATGAAATCCTTTTTGATTGTTGTAATCAGACCAAGTAAATTCCATTTGAGAACCAAGATATGTTATGTTCTTCATTGTAGAACCAGTATGAAAGTGTCCACTATAGACATGTTCAAATCTTTTGAATGTATCAAAACCAAGACCATGGGATGAATAATATCCAGGCATCATCATTGCACCTTCTATTTCTAAATGACCCATAGCAATTTGTGCTGTAGTAAGTTCTATATGTTCTAGACTATCTTCTATGTTTGTTTTATGAATCCATGGAATAAGTGTGATTAGACAACCATCATAGTCTTTGGTAATAGTGTCTGCATAGATTGTTATATTATCATATTTAAGAAGTGCATCACACGAATTAATCTCACTTGTATTTTTGTAATATAAATCATGATTACCAAGAATCAAGTCCATAGTCATATTGTTTTTTAACAATGGTTCTATAAAGTGTTCTTTGTTTCTTTGTAGTGATAAAAAGTTTACACCAGTTCTTTTATCGAAGTAATCACCTAAGTGAACTATATGTTTAATGTCGTTTTCAATACAATAGGGAAAGAAAACTTCTTCAAAAAATTTTCTCATGTATTCGTGGAAATGTATACTATCGTTTCTGATACCAGCATGGGTATCATTTAATACTGCAAATTTCATTTAGTCTTTTTTTGTGTTAAAGTATTTTTCTACACCTACTGGTCTGGCATCATCTGCCTTTTTCTTTTTACCTCTAGGTTTGTAGTTGGGTTCTTCAAGATTGTTTTGTAAAAATTCAACATATGAATTATCATATTGTGTAGAATCTCCATCCATACTATCTACTGCTTGAGTAAGGATACCACTATTCATGATTGCCTTATGTTTGATTGCAGCTTGTTTCTTTTCTTTTTGTATTCTTCTAAGAAATGCATAGTATATAATCTGAGTTATGTATGCAAATGCATTTTGTGATTTCTCTGGATTGAAGTTATTAATATATTGCAAACAATTCTCTATACCATCACATATCATTTCATCCCTATAGGAATAGTTAATAAAGTTTGGTTTAGTTGATAGTCTTGTTGCAATCTTGTAAATACATTCACCAATGTATTCTGATACTCTTGGTGGTTCTTCACCTCGTGCAATTGCATCTTTTACTAGTGTGTTATGTTCTGCAATTGCAGCTGTAAACTCTTTGTTGTTTACATAATGTTCTGGTTTTGATTTACTCATATAATTATTATCTCACTGTTTTCATATTTGTCAAGTTAAAAAAAAGACTTGACACCCTGCGAATCGATGATAAAATAGATATGTATCGTGGGAAAAAGAGAGAATAGCTAGTGGACAACTTTCTTATCCTCTAAATCAAAATCAATCAATTCCTCTTCTAGTGCAAGTTCTTCTTCTGGACTCAATCGTTCTCTATTCATAAGATTAGTTAGATGTTGCAGTGCATCTGAACCTCTATCTAATTCTTGTTTAGGAGACATAATATCTAGTCCTACTTCATCACGAAGTTGAATCCAATCTTTACATGCTTTATCATAGAATGCAATAAACTTATCATCTAATGATGTGGTGTATACTACCTCTGAAGCTGCAATAACTATTTTATTATCTTTTGTAAAAGGAACAAGAGGAGACAATTTTATAACTGCACCTTTACCTGTAAGTGATGGGTTAAGACCTACATTACATGGTAGTGTCAATTCTACAGTTCCAGTATCTTCCTGTACAGAAGTCATTGCAACTACATCTTCACCATTCCTTAATTTTATGTACCTGTATTGTTTCATAGTTTTATTGCAAGTAGTAGAAAGATGGCAATCATTATTATATTTGCCATTAACATGAGAAGACCCAATATGGTGTGATACCATATCCATCTAGTCTTATATGCATTGTCTATTGATAGGTCTGCTGGGTCTGGACTCTTCCATGTACCTTCGTTTCTATCTTTCTTATTTCGACCCCATAATATTTCGTACCACCTCAAAACTTCACCTCATGTATTGTATATTTAAATTTTTCTTTACTATATGTATTTATTCGTTCTTTAAAGTGTCTTAATGTATAATTCTCTTTCTTCTTATAACTTAAGTCATCTGCAATATCAAAAAGAGTTGCATTAAATTTATCTTTACTCGTTCTAAGAACCCTACCAATTGATTGTAATACACGAATCTTAGATTTACTAGGACTTGCAAACACAATGTTGTGTAGGTTCTTAATATTTATACCAGTAGAAAAAGTTCCATAGGATGCAATAATTACACATCCTTCTTCCCTTTCCATTAACTCTCTAACCTTTTCTCTATTGATTGTATCTGTTCCACCATAGATAAAGAATGATTTTATACCTGCTTTTTGAAATGCATCAAATATCTTTCTACCATGTTTATCTACATACTGGAATAGTATTAATGTATTACCTTTCTGACCTAGTGTAAGATTCTTTATAAATTGTGTTCTCTTTTCATTACCAGCAAGAAACTCCATTTCTCTAGGATAATCCATAGATACAACTTCTTTAGATACTTCTGGTGGATACTTTAGTACTAAACATTGTATATCTAACTCTGCAAGAATACCTTCATCCATGAGGTCTGCACTTGTAGTCACATAATG